TGGCAACAGTACACCATACGCAAACGGTTACAGTACGCTGCACACAATACGCTAACCGTTGTACACCCCCTGCCTCTCAGCGAAATTGTCTATCATTTTGCATACCCCTACCCCCCCTACAGCCAGTTGCGTGCCACCGTCTATATACATAGTAAAACGCTCAAATAATTACCTAAAAAATATATAGCCCGTAAACAGTACGCAGTACGCTCCTTTTTTTGCAGGGAAATGCCCTAGGAATCCTAGTGCCTAAAAATTTTTCACAAAAAATTCAAGCCGGGTCTTGCCTCATCCTTGTCAAGTGTGTAACTTCTGTATAATCAGTTATTCCTCTCTTAGGAATATGCCTAGGTAGGCATGTGCCGATTAGGCAAATGCCGATTAAGTAGATCCGTAAGTTTTTTTATATGGATTACTAAGTAGGTAGATTCCTAGGCTAGGCATATTCCTAAGCTAGGTATATTCCTAAGGGAGTTTTATGTCGGTTCTTGACAGAGTAGACCCCAAACTTCTAAAGCAGATACCCAATCTTCCTGAGCATGAGCAGAGGGAGATACTTGCTCTCATAGAAGAGCTAGAAGAGGCTGAGGGTAAAGAGCAAGCCCGTGAAGGGTTTATGCCGTTTATCAAGCGTGTGTGGCCTGCTTTTATTGAAGGGCGTCATCACAAGATCATGGGTGCTGCTTTTGAGCGGGTTGCCCGTGGTGAGTTGAAGCGTCTCATTATCAATATGCCGCCAAGGCACACTAAGTCTGAGTTTGCATCGTACTTACTCCCTGCTTGGTTTCTGGGTAACTTTCCAGAGAAGAAGATCATTCAGACCGCACACACTGCTGAATTATCAGTGGGGTTTGGTCGTAAGGTTCGTAACTTAGTAGACAGCGATGATTACAAGAGTGTTTTCCCGAATCTGGGGTTACGCGCCGATTCAAAGGCTGCTGGACGGTGGAGCACTACTCAGGGTGGCGAATACTTCGCTATAGGTGTTGGTGGTGCTGTGACTGGTAAGGGCGCGGATCTTTTGATCATTGATGACCCTCATAGTGAGCAAGAGGGGCAAAGTGCCGATCCGGGCGTGTTTGATAAGGTTTACGAATGGTATACCTCTGGGCCTAGACAGCGTCTACAGCCGGGAGGCGCGATCATTGTTGTGATGACACGCTGGCATAAACGGGATCTTACTGGGCAGATCATCAAGTCTTCTGTTCAACGGTCTGGTACAGATGAATGGGAGGTTATTGAGTTCCCTGCAATCATGCCGTCAGGCAAGTCGCTATGGCCTGAGTTCTGGCCTTTACCTGAGCTAGAGTCGCTTAGAAACGAATTACCAGCGCCCAAGTGGAACGCACAGTACCAACAGAACCCCACATCAGAAGAGGGCGCGTTGGTTAAGCGTGAATGGTGGCGCGAATGGGACAGTGATGTCCCGCCAGCTTGCGAGTTTATTATCCAGTCTTGGGATACGGCATTCCTCAAGACTCAGCGTTCAGACTTCTCAGCCTGTACAACGTGGGGCGTTTTTTACCACCCAGACGATACGGGCACTATGCAGGCAAACATAATCCTGCTGGACGCGCACAAAGAACGCCTAGAGTTCCCTGAGCTTAAAAAGAAAGCTTTTGAGCTATACGGTTACTGGGAGCCAGATGCTTGTATTGTTGAAGCTAAAGCGGCAGGTACGCCGTTGATCTTTGAGTTACGGGCTATGGGCATCCCTGTTGCGGAATACACCCCGTCCAGAGGTAATGACAAGATCAGTCGTGTAAACGCAGTATCGGATCTATTTGCTTCTGGTAACGTGTGGCGGCCTAATACTAGGTTTGCAGAAGAGGTTGTAGAAGAGTTTGCCTCATTCCCTGCTGGTGAGCATGATGACCTTGTAGACTCATCTACACAGGCGCTGTTGCGGTTCAGACAGGGCGGGTTCTTACGATTACTCAGTGATGAAGAGGATGAGCCTTTTTATCCAAGAAAGGCCAGTTATTATTAATGCCATATCTCCAAAGTAACATCCCGTACTTTAAGTGCTGGGTGAGAAAAGAGTACACGCATAACCATACGAAATATCATGGAGAGTTCCTTCATGCTATGGCGATTGCGGTAACTACAATGCCTACAAGATGCTTGAGCTTTCAGGTTATCTTTACTGGGGCGGAAACCTACGACACTGATGAGCCAAATGTTCATGGTGGCGCAATGTGGGCAAGAATGCCGATAACGGCGTTAGTTGCCGATACACCCTATGAAGAATGGCCTGAGCCGATGCCTGTATGGGCTGCACAGCCTTGGGACTGTAGCTCTAGGGATCACAGTGTGTATGTTCTGGACAGGGCGACACCTTGTCCTTGGCTGGCAAAGATAGACGGTCAGTTCTACCCTGCTAAGTATTACTTCACGGTAGATTACACAAACAACGAAATTGCAGATGACCCTGCCCAACATAAGCAGAGTCATGTTATGGAGCTACTTGATGCTGGCCCCTACACGGGAAACATCGTAGCTTTGCCGAATAATCGTGTTAGGGTGACTCACCCAGCGTGGTTTGAGACAGGAGAAGGTGCGCCTGACTTCAGGCCATCTCAACACATTCATTACAGCAAATCAGACTTGGATTACACCTTAGACGTAAATCAGGTCTTTGATAACTTATATGCAGGAGACTCGCATGAAGATGAAGAGTAAAGGTTATAACCGAGGCGGTAAGACTAAGATGGGCATGGCTGGCGGCAGAAAGACCAAAATGGGTATGGCTGGTGGCAGAAAGACTAAGCTTCCTATGGTTGAAAAGGACGGGAAAATGGTTCCGTTTTTTGCTGCTGACGGCGAAGGCAAGATGAAAAATGGCGGCATGGTTCCTAAGACTAAGGGCTACTTCAAAGGTGGCAAGACCATGCAAAGCAAGATGGCCACCAAGGGCGGCAAGCGCGGCGGCAAAGGCTAATGGCCGTAGATCGACCATTGCAGACTCCAACCCCTCTTATGCCGGGGATGGAGGAAGAAGCACTTGAGATAGAGATCGTTGACCCCGAATCCGTGTCTATTGCGGCGGGTGGTGAAACTATTTTTGAGTTTGACGAAGACGATCTAGTCCAAGCGCAGATACCGCATGATGCCAATCTTGCTGAGTTTATTGAAGATGGTGATCTAAACGCGATTGCAAGTGATCTTGTGGGCGCTTTTCGCGCTGACAAAGACAGTCGATCTGATTGGGAGCGATCCTATATTGAAGGGTTAGACCTTCTTGGGCTGAAACATGAAGAAAGAACCACCCCTTGGGATGGCGCTTGTGGTGTTTTCCACCCCTTGTTGACTGAATCTGTAATCAGATTCCAGTCCCAAGCGATTCAAGAGTTGTTTCCAGCGAGCGGCCCTGTAAAAACATCTATTGTCGGCAAAATAGATGACGAAAAAGAAAAACAAGCACACAGGGTTCAAGACTATTTGAACTATATGCTTACCGAAAAGATGACCGAGTATCGTTCTGAGACGGAGCGGATGCTTTTTTCGCTACCTCTAGCGGGTAGTGCGTTCAGAAAAGTGTATTTTGACCCCTCAATGGGCCGTCCTTGCAGCATGTTTGTGCCTGCGGAGGAGTTTGTTGTCAGTTATGGCGCTTCTGATCTAGAAACTTGTGAGCGTGCGACTCACATAATGAAAAAAACCAGCAATGAAATCCGAAAATTGCAGATTTCCGGGTTTTATGCAGACGTTGACTTGGGCGAACCGTCTCCATCGTCAACAGATTCAGACAGAATCAAAGACAAATACAACGAATTAACGGGTGATGAGCCAAGTTACGACAGTGACAGCAGGCATACCCTCCTTGAGATGATGGTTGATCTTGATCTTGAGGGTTTTGAGGACATGGAGGGGGGAGAGCCTACGGGAATCGCCCTGCCTTACGTCGTTACAATAGATTTATCGTCTAGAGCTATCCTTTCAATCAGAAGAAACTGGTATGAAGAGGACGAGCGTAAGCTGAAGCGCCAGCATTTTGTGCATTATCAGTACATGCCGGGGCTTGGGTTCTACGGATTCGGTTTAATTCACATGATTGGCGGCTTGGCCAAGTCTGCAACGTCTTTGTTGCGCCAACTTGTGGACGCTGGCACGTTAGCGAACCTTCCGGGCGGCTTAAAATCTAGGGGATTGCGGATTAAAGGCGATGATACGCCAATTATGCCGGGAGAGTTCCGAGATGTGGACGTTCCGGGCGGCACAATCCAAGATAATATCCGATTTTTGCCCTACAAAGAGCCAAGCACGGTGTTGTACCAGCTTATGGGCGATATTGTAGAGGAAGGACGCCGTTTTGCTTCCGCTGCTGACGTAAAAGCGGCAGATATGAACGCAGAAGCGCCTGTCGGCACCACATTGGCGATCATGGAACGGTCAATGAAGGTGATGAGCGCGGTTCAAGCGCGGCTACACGCCTCTATGCGTACTGAGCTACGGCTTTTGTCGAATGTGGTAAAGGACTTTGGCCCTCAAGAGTACCCATACGACGAAGAAGGCCCAGCGTTAACACGCGAAGACTTTGATGACCGTGTGGACATCATACCTGTCAGTGATCCAAACGCAGGAACGATGGCTCAAAGGATTATGCAGTATCAGGCTGCGCTTCAGTTAGCTCAACAATCGCCTGATATGTACGATATGCCGCTCCTGCACAGGCAGATGCTTGAGATACTGAACATTAGGGATGCAGACAAGATCGTGCCTGTAGAGGGCGATATGCAGCCTACAGACCCAGTTTCAGAGAACATGAACATAATTAACGGCGAACCCGTTAAGGCGTTTATCTACCAAGACCATGAGGCACACATACTGGCCCACAAGTCTTTAATAGAAGATCCCAAAATTATGGAGATCATGTCAAAAAGCCCCAACGCCAAGAAGGCAGGGGCTGCTCTTGCTGCACACATACAGGAACACTTGGCGTTCCAATACAGGATGGAGATCGAAAAGCAGCTTGGTGTCGAGTTGCCGCCGCCTGATACCCCATTACCGGAAGATATTGAGTATCGTATATCTAGACTGGTGGCTCCTGCGGCTGAACAGCTTACAGGTAAAAACCAGCAAGAGGCGCAAGCCAAGCAAGCGCAACAGCAAGCGCAAGATCCTATCGTGCAAATGCAGCAGAAAGAGTTACAGATCAAAGAGTTGCAAGCTCAAACCAAGGCGCAAGCCGAAATGGCTAAAATACAGCTTGATATGCAGAAGGCTGCGGATAACTCCCAGATACAAAGACAGAGACTTGATCAGGAAAACCGCATAGCTCAAGCCAAGCTTGCGGCGAGTATCTCTGAGAACAACTCACGAGAAGAATTGGAGCAGAGGCGCATCACATCCAAGGAACAGCTAGAAGGCTTTAAGATTGGACAAGAAATAGCTAAGGACTTGCAGGGTGAATAGTGTATCCTCTGTGAACAGTTTTGAGTATTACAGGCAAGCATTGCGTAATCAGATGAACGAGTACGCAGACCACATTAGTGGTGGCGCGTGTAAAGATTATAGTGAATACTCAAAATGTGTCGGAATCATTGAAGGCTTAGCAATAGCGGAGCGAGAGCTTCTGGATATGCAGGCTAAAGCTGAGGAAGATTACTCCGCATAAGCGGTGCAAGCGACTCTGGACGCTTTTTTCCAGTGCAAAGGAAAACTAATGAGCGAATCATTAGCAATAAACGATGACGCGAGTTCGCAAGAAGACGAACAGTCACGCAAAGCAAAGCAATTGCCTCAACCTAGAGGCTATAAAATACTTATTGCTTTACCTGAACCCGAAGAAAAGACGGCTGGTGGCATAATCAAAGCCACTGAAACGCTGCACAATGAAGAGATAGGGTCAATCGTAGGCATGGTCTTGGCTTTAGGCCCGGACGCTTACAGCGACTCACAGCGATTTCCGTCTGGCCCATCCTGCAAGGAGGGCGACTTCATATTAATGCGGTCTTATTCTGGAACCAGATTCAAGGTTCACGACAAAGAGTTCCGCTTGATTAATGACGATAGTGTTGAAGCTGTTGTAGAAGATCCACGGGGGATTGTGAAGGTATGAGTGAAATGCAAGAAGCGGTGGAGACTCAAGAGTCCTCTGCTGAAGAAAAGTTTTTTGGTGTCAAGACAACTATTGGCCGATCTCAAGATAACGAAGAGGCCGATTCTAGTTCAGATTTAGAGCTAGAGATTGTTGATGACCGCCCGGAAGAAGATCGTCGCGCACCCAAAGTAGAGTCATCTGCTGATGATTCCGATGACGATGAGCTTTCAGGTTACAGTGAGCGTGTACAAAAACGCATAAACAAGCTTCGATACGAGCAAAACGAAGAGCGCAGGCAACGCGAAGCGGCTGAGCGCCTAAGAGAAGAAGCTGTAAGTTACGCTCAAGCAGTCACCGCAAAGAACAAAGAATACGAATCTTTGATAAATCGCGGTGAAGCAGCGTTGATAAGCCAGATAAAAGATAAGGCTCAGTTGGCTCTTGAGACTGCAAGAGAGCAGTACAAGAAGGCTTACGAAGAGGGCGACACAGATAATGTTGTTGCCGCTCAAGAAAGTCTTATGAGGGCGCAAACAGAGCTTACGGAAGCAGGTAAGTACGAGCAGGCGTTAGCTAAAAAGCCTGTTAGTGTGCCGGACGATGCGTACCAACAGCAGGTTTATCAACAACAATTAGCAAGGGAGCAACAGTTTGCTCAGCAGCAATCTCAGCCACAGGTTGAGCCGCAAGCTCAAGAGTGGGCAACAAACAACCCTTGGTTCATGCGCGATGGTTATGAAGAGATGACCAGCACCGCATACGGTGTTCACACTGCTTTAGTTAAGAAAGGCGTGGCACCTAACTCAACGGAATACTTTGAAACCATAGACGCTACCATGCGTCAACGGTATCCAGACTTTGACTGGCAGGATTCAAGCGATACAGATGGCCGTAGCGCGTCCGTGACTGCTAGTCAGCCTTCGTCGGTGGTGGCACCCTCCTCTAGGAGTAACGGTGCTAAACCGCGCAAAATACGGTTAACGGCCAGCCAGATTGCTCTCGCCAAGCGTATCGGGCTTACCAATGAACAGTACGCAATGCAACTCATCAAGGAGGGCAAACAGTGACTGAAGAGCGCACCCCAAGAGAAAACGAGACGCGAGAAGCGTCTGCAAGACCTAGTGATTCATGGATTCCAGCTTCCATCCTGCCTGACCCTAAGCCTCAAGATGGCTGGGTTTTCCGGTGGGTTAGAACTAAAACCCTTGGTGAATCAGATAATGTTCATGTGTCTAGAATGTTTCGGGAAGGTTGGACGCCTGTAAAGGCAGAGGATCATCCTGAGCTTATGCTTTCCTCTGATATTGGATCTCAGTTTGAGGGCAATATAGAGGTTGGCGGCTTGCTTCTATGTAAGGCTGACAAAGCTAAAATGGATGCTCGTACTAAGCACTTTGAACAGGTAGCTGATAATCAAATGCAATCCGTGGACAATAATTTCTTGCGCGAAAACGACCCTCGTATGCCGCTGCTCAATCCAGAGCGAAGCACACGGGTGTCTTCATTTGGTAAGGACTAACCTCTGGCAAGGGGTTGGTTGATTAACTTGAGGAGGCCACTATGGCTACCGCTGCAACCCCTATGGGTGCTGAACCAGTTGATACTTTAAGTGCGAGCGGCTCGTTTACGGGCAAGGTTCGTCACATTAAGATCGCCAATGCTTATGGAACTGCTATTTTTTATGGCGATTTCGTAAAGTTGGTTGCTGCTGGCACCGTTGAAAAAGCCGCTGTAACAACCTCTGTTGTTGCTGGCACCGTTGGCATCTTTGTAGGCTGCGCTTACACTGATCCCAGCACAAACCAGATGACATTTAACCAACAATTCCCAGCATCAACTGCTGCTGATGACATTGTTGCTTATGTCGTTGACGATCCTAAGTTGTTGTTCCGTATGCAAGGTGACGAAGCTATTGCTCAAACCGGATTAGGAAACAACATCTCAGCAGTTAACACTGCGGGATCAACCTCCATCGGACGAAGCAAGAACGCCCTAGACGGCGGATCTATCGCTACGACCAATACATTACCACTGCGTGTCGTTGATTTCGTAGATGGCCCAACCAGCACTGTAGGTGATGCATTCACAGATTGTATCGTTACCTACTTGCCTCTGAGCCACGCTTACGAAACCAAGCTCGGCGTTTAAGGAGAACTAGGCAATGGCAATTTCAAGAGCGCAAATGCTTAAAGAACTCCTGCCGGGGCTTAACGCCTTATTTGGTTTGGAGTACGAAAAATACGAAGACGAGCACACTCTCATTTATGAGACTGAAAGTTCTGATCGTTCTTTTGAAGAAGAAGTGAAGTTGAGCGGCTTTGGTGCTGCTCCCGTTAAAGCTGAGGGTTCTGCAATCTCTTACGATTCAGCGCAAGAAAGCTATACGGCTCGCTATAATCACGAGACGATTGCGATGGGCTTCGCCATCACCGAGGAAGCGATGGAAGACAATCTTTACGATTCTCTCTCTGCTCGCTACACCAAAGCTTTGGCACGGGCTATGGCCTATACCAAGCAAGTTAAAGCAGCGAATCTGCTTAACAATGGTTTTACCAGCTTCCAATCTGGAGATGGTGTTACGTTGTTCAACGCTTCGCACCCATTAGTTAACGGTGGAACAAACTCCAACCGTCCATCTACTGGCGCTGACTTGAACGAAACATCGCTTGAGCAAGCAATCATTGAGATTGCAGCGTTCACCGATGAGCGTGGCCTGCTTATCGCAGCCCGTCCTCGTACCTTGGTTGTTCCTCCTGCACTGATGTTTACAGCAGATCGTCTGCTTGAAACCACTCAGCGCGTTGGCACTGCTGACAACGACATCAACGCCATCCGCAACATGGGTGCAATCCCCGGCGGATATGCTGTCAATCACTATTTGACTGACAGCAATGCCTTCTTCATCATGACTGATGTACCGAATGGCATGAAGATGTTTGAGCGTACCGCTCTAGAAACGAGCATGGACGGAGATTTCGATACGGGTAACGTGAGATATAAAGCTCGCGAACGCTATTCCTTCGGGGTAAGCGACCCACTCGGAATTTACGGATCTCCCGGCTCTAGCTAGAGTGACGTAACTTTGAACAGGGCTGCTTTCGGGTGGCCCTTGTTCTTTTCCTGACTAATTGTTTCACATGAAACATTTAGACTAACCCAGACAGGAGACTACAATGGGTACTACGACTTTCACGGGTGCAGTTCGTTCTGAAAGCACCTTCAAAACTGTAAGCAAAGACAGCACTTCTGGTGCTATTACTGAGGTTGCAACTATCGGTGACGGCCCCGTTAGCCTTGCTGATGGCAACGTAACCTTAACTAACGCCACTCACAGCGGACGAATACTGCTGGTTCCAGATGGCGGACAAGACAACACCTACACCTTGCCAGCGCCTATTGCTGGGTCTGTGTTTAGGTTTGTTTACGCTGGCGGTGCCGCTGACGCAACTGATGCGCTTATCGTTACCCCCGGAAACACTAATTTTTACATTGGTGGTGTTACTTTCCTTGATACTGACAACGAAGTTAGTGCAGTTTTTTCTGATGGCAACTCAAATAGCAGCATTCAGTTAAACGTACCTGCTGGCTTTGATGTAACGATTATTGGTTTGAACACAACCAATTATCAGATCTTCGGCACTGTTACGGGCGCAACTGCACCTGCATTTGCTGATCAGTAATAGGAGGTTAGCATGGCCGATGCAGTAGCAACTCAAACCATTGAGGATGGTGGTAGCACCGCCATTTTCAGGTTTACAAATGTCAGCGATGGCAGTGGCGAAAGCGCGGTCACAAAGATCGACGTATCAGCCCTTACTGCTGACCCTATGACTGGCGCGGCTTGTACCTCTGTTGTCATCCAAAAGATCTACTACTCATGCATTGGTATGGGCGTAAAGATCTTCTTTGATGCAACCACTGATGTGCTTGCTTGGCAGCTAAACGCGGATTGGTCTGATACGCTTGATTTCACTGACTTCAGCGGTATTCCAGATACAGAGGCGAGCGGCACCACGGGTGATATTAAATTCACCACGGTGGGTCATTCTAGCGGCGATGTGTATAACATCGTTATGCAGGTTCGCAAAAGATACTAGTAGTAGTTGTGGCTAGAAACTACAAAGAAGAATACAAGGATTTCCATTCAAAGCCTGATCAGAAGAAACGTCGTGCGGGGCGCAACGCTGCAAGACGCAAGATGACTGCGGCTGGCAAGGTTAAGAAGGGTGACGGTAAAGACGTTCACCATAAGGATGGGAATGCCTTGAACAATAAAAAGAAAAATCTTCGGGTAGAGTCTAGGTCAAAAAATAGGGCCAGAAAGAAATGAGCTTAACTGACGCTGAAAAAAACAGGCTCAAAAAGGTTGGATTATCAGGTCTTAATAAACCTAAGCGCACCCCAAGTCACGCAACTAAAAAAGCTGTAGTGGCTGTGCGCGATGGCAGCAAGATGAAGATTATTCGCTTTGGTGACCAGAAGATGGGTCACAACTACAGCGCGGAGGCTCGCAAGAGTTTCAAGGCCAGACACGGCAAGAACATTGCCAAAGGAAAAACTAGTGCTGCCTATTGGGCAAACAAGGTTTTTTGGAGCGGTAAGGGTGGGAGCAAAAAGTCTCCACCTAAGTCTCAAAAGCAAAAGTTTGGTAAAGGCTAATGGCTATTAGTCGAGCGCAAATGGGTAAGCAAATAAAGAACGCCCCCGCCAAAAAGAAGCGGGTATCCAAGAAGAAGACAAAGGCTAGGAGGCCGTAATGGCTGTAAGCGGTACATATGCGTTTAACTTAGACCTTTCTGATGCTATGGAAGAGGCGTTTGAACGCGCAGGCCTTGAGCTTCGTAGTGGCTATGATTATAGGACTGCTCGCAGAAGCATAAACTTGCTGATGCTTGAGTGGCAAAACCGAGGACTTAATCTTTGGACGGTTAAGGAGGGGACGCAAGCGTTAACCTCTGGGACTTCCGCGTATGCTTTAGATGCAAAGGTTTTTGACATCATAGAGGCGTTTGTTCGTATTAATGCTGGCAATACCTCTACGCAGCAAGATCAAACATTGACTAGGATATCTGTAAGCCAGTACGCCCATCTTTCAAACAAGCTTTCTGAAAGCAAACCTTTGCAGTATCAGATCGATAAAGCGCCGTCGCAGATCACCGTGAACCTCTGGCCTGTTCCAGACAAATCTACCTATACGCTGGTTTATTATTATTTGGAGCGTATAGACGATGCCGGATCTCCCGCATCAAACAACATGGACGTACCTGCTAGGTTTCTTCCCTGCTTAGTTGCTGGTCTTGCATATCAGCTAACCTTGAAGTTTCCAACGGCGAGTGATCGCTCCGCTGTGTTGAAGGCCGACTACGAAGAGCAATGGAATTTAGCCGCCGATGCAGACAGGGAGAAAGCCTCTCTGTATGTTGCTCCGTTTATATCGAGCAGTTTGTAGTATGAGTGCCTTTGCCAGCGGCAAGCACGCTTTTGGTTTTTGCGACCTAACAGGGTTTAGGTATCCTCTAAAAGACCTTGTTCCGCAAATAGTTAACGGCAGGCCGACAGGTTTGTTGGTTGGGAAGGATGTTAACAGCCCTGACCAGCCTCAGTTAAAGCTCGGACGCATCAGAATGGACGATCCCCAAGCTTTGAGGAACCCAAGACCAGATCAGGGTTTGGATGAAAGCAGAATCCTGTCTTCGTTTGATCCAGTGGGTCAAGTTGGATTGGAGATGTTTGGCAGCATTGGCACAGTAACAGTGAGTACAGGTTAATGGCTTTTACATTTACAACGCTAAAAAGCGCCATACAAGATTATTTAGAAACGACAGAGACTACTTTCGTTAACGATCTGCCCACAATTATTACTCAGGCAGAGGAGCGAATACTCAAGTCGGTTCAGTTACCAGATTTTAGAAAGAACGCTAACGGCACGACTACCCAGTCAAACCCCTATCTGTCTGTACCGTCTGACTTCTTAGCAACGTACTCTCTGTCAATAGACAACAGCGGGTATGAGTTCTTGATTAGAAAAGACGTAAACTTTATCCGCGAGGCGTACCCTGTTGCTTCAACTACAGGTGTGCCGAAGCATTATGCATTGTTCAATGAGCAGTCGTTTATTTTAGGGCCAACACCTAATGGCAATTACGCGGCAGAGATACATTACTTTTACAAGCCTGAGTCAATAACGGTTTCTAGTGACGGCACAAGCTGGCTAGGCACCAATGCTGAAAACGCACTTCTCTACGGTTGCTTGGTTGAGGCGTACACCTTCTTGAAGGGCGAGCCTGATCTTCTTCAGTTGTACTCAACCAGATACAACGAAGCATTAGAAGAGTTGAAGTCTTTGGGTGAAGGGTACAACACTACAGACAGTTACAGGTCGGGCGCTGTGAGGGCGGCTAGATAATGTTGATTCAAGCGCCAACACTTGAGATAGGTGAGGTTTCTGTTTCTACTACAAACAACAAAGGCCACAGTCCTGAGTTCTGGGCTGAGTCTGCCGCAAACAGGATTGTAAGTGTTGGTGGTGATTGCCACCCAGTCATAGCAGAGCAAGCAAGGGCGTTTAAGGAATCAGTCTTAAAGGTCGTTGAGTATTATATTAAGCAGGCAATACAGAGTGACAGAACAACTCTTATTGGTGAGCTTGAAGCACAAGGCCAGAGTGAAATGGCTGAAATTATTAGGAGATTGTAATGAGCATCACGACAGCTATGTGTACTAGCTTCAAGCAAGAGCTAATGGAAGCAAAGCACAACTTTTTGAACTCTGGCGGTAATACTTTCAACCTTGCGCTATACACAAGCAGTGCAACCTTGAATGCCAGCACAACAGCGTATTCAACCTCAAACGAGGTGAGCGGCACCAACTACACAGCGAAAGGTGCGTCTTTGACTCGCGTAGACCCAACCACATCAGGCACTACGGCATTCACAGACTTTGCAGACCTGACATTCAGCAATGCAACGATTACCGCGAATGGGGCGCTCATATTCAATGATTCAGCCTCTGGTGATCCGGCGGTTTGCACGTTAGCTTTTGGCGGCGACAAGACCAGTACAGCCGGAGATTTTACGATTCAGTTTCCGACAGCAGATGCTTCTAATGCGATTATAAGGATTGCGTAAATGCCAGCAGCAAAAAAGCCAGCAAAGAAGAAGTCAAAATCTAAGGTTAATGAGGCTGGTAATTACACAAAGCCTGAGATGCGTAAGCGTCAATTCAACAGGATTAAGGCTGGCAGCAAAGGCGGTAAGCCGGGGCAGTGGTCGGCGCGTAAAGCTCAGATGTTAGCGAAGGCTTATAAAGATGCTGGTGGTGGCTACAAGTAATGACTCTTAAAAAGTCACAAAAAAGCCTAAAGAAGTGGACTAAGCAGGAATGGGGAACCAAGTCAGGCAAACCATCCACTCAAGGCAAAAAAGCCACGGGAGAAAGGTATCTCCCAAAAAAAGCTCGTCAAGCTTTAACAGACAAAGAATACGCAGCAACAAGCAGAAAGAAAAAAGCTGATACAAAGAAAGGCAAGCAGCATTCCAAGCAGCCCAAAAAGATAGCTAAGAAGACAGCAAGGCACAGGAAATAGCGTGTGGCAATTGTTAATGGCTGGGGCAGAGGAACTTGGGGCGAAGGCGCGTGGAACGAGCCTGATGTTGTCGAGCCTACGGGTGTCGCTGGTACAGGCGCTGTCACGACAGTTACCGTTGATGCGGAAGCAAATACCTCTGTCACAGGCGTTTCTGGAACGTCAGCAGTCGGCACAGTCACTACGTCAGCAGCCGCTGATGTATCGGTTACAGGCGTTTCTTCAACAGGGTCTATTGGCTCGGTTACGGTCACGGGTGAGTCAAACGTCACATCGCCTAGCGTCTCCGGCACAGGGGCTGTCACAACGGTCACTATTGATGCAGAGGCCAACGCCTCGGTTACCGGAGTTTCTGCAACAGGTTCAACAGGCACGGTTGCAGCCACTGGTACAGCGGTTATCAGCCCCACGGGTGTTGCTGGCACAACTGCTATCGGCACCATATCGGTATCTTGTGACAACAACCTTAGCGTCACAGGGGTTTCTGCAACTGCGAGCGTCGGTGATGTATCGGTCACGGGCGGCTCAATCATTGTGCCTACTGGCGTTAGCGGCACTGGCGCAACTAATACGTCAAATGTATGGGGTCTTGTTGACAACAGCCAAACGCCTAGCTGGTCAACCATATCAACAACCCAAACACCTAGTTGGTCAGAAGTATCAACAAGTCAAACACCAAATTGGGAAGAGGTAGCTTAAATGGCAACTTATGTAAACGATTTACGGCTCAAAGAGATTGCCACTGGAGATGAGGCAGGCACATGGGGCACGAGTACAAATACTAACCTCGAATTAATTGCTGAGGCATTTTCATTTGGCACAGAAGCAATCACGACGAACGCTGATACTCATACTACTACTATTGCTGACGGCTCTACTGATCCCGGTAGGAGTCTTTTCCTTAAGTACACTGGCACTTTAGACTCTGCCTGTACGATCACTATTGGCCCGAACACTGTTAGCAAGCTGTGGCTCATACAAAATAGCACATCGGGGTCACAGAACATTATCATCAAGCAGGGCAGTGGCGCGACAGTCACAGTCCCCAACGGCCAGACCAAGGCTATCTATTCGGATGGAGCGGGAAGTGGCGGTGCGATGGTTGATGCGTTTGCTCACCTCAACGTCGTTGACCTCACCGTAGAAGACGATCTGACGATCACTGATGATTTGACGGTAAGTGGTGCGTTCACTTTGACAGGCAACGCCGATCTCAATGGCGACTTGGATGTCGATGGCACAACCAACCTAGATGTCGTGGACATTGATGGTGCTTTGACGCAAGACGGCGGCGCTGTATTCAATGAAGCGTCGGCAGATGTTGACTTCAGAGTGGAGTCAAACGGCAACGCTAATATGCTGTTTGTGGATGGTGGGAATGACCGAGTTTTAATTGGAACAACCGCTTCAAGAACGCTGTCTGGAATAATCCCAAACTTATTCAAAGAAGGGCTTGGCTATAACGATTCTGCGATGGCTCTGGTGGGAAATACAGGGACTGATGCTAATACTGCTCCACTACTTTTGTTTGGCAGAAGTAGAGGCACATCTAACGGAACTTCCACTTCTGTCGTGTCAGGAGACAGACTTGGAGGTATTTTCTTTACAGGTGCTGATGGTACAGACATAGAAAGTTTAGCTGCTGTTATTCAAGCAAAAGTAGACGGTACTCCCGGTAGTAATGATATGCCCGGAAGGTTGGAGTTTTACACAACTCCTGATGGGTCAGAAAGTACAGTTGAACGTATGCGAATTAACCAAAAAGGCTCTGTTGGAATAGGTGTAGCTGACGGTGACGTTACAGGCGATGGCACTGCTGCTAGAACCTATGTGGGCATTATTGGATCAGCGAATAGAGGTAGATTAAACATTGGAACTACTGCTTCTAATGGCGCAGATGCAGGAACTTTAGCGTTTACAAACGGCACAAACTCACTAGTTGAATTAGTGGTTGATACACACTCTGGCGTACAAAATGCGGGGGATTTCACCCTAGACGTAACTGGCGATATTAGTTTTGACGCTGATGGGGGTGATTTTAACTTCAAAGATGGCGGCACTACTCTGTTGAGTTTGAGTAACGCTGGCAGCAACAACGTACAGTTTTTAACAGGAATCAGTGATGGTGACCTTTTATTCAAGGGTGTAGATGGCGGTTCAGTAATCACAGCCCTGACCCTTGATATGTCAGACGCTGGTACAGCTACTTTTAACCACGACGCTAAGTTCCTTGACAACGGTAAGGCTATTTTTGGCGCTGGGCCAGAACTAGAAATGTATAGCAACGGTACAATAGGCTACATTGATACTGCTCAGTTAATCATTGCTAACGCGGCACATACCCAAAACATAGCTAAGTTTATACAAGCAGGTGCGGTTGAGCTTTATCACAACAACTCTCTAAAACTAGCCACAACGTCTTCTGGGGTTGACGTAACCGGCAGCATGACAATGAACGGTGTTGCTGGCACATCCCCCATCTTTGAGATGATCAACAACGACAACGAAGACACCGATACAGGGCGTGAAACAAGCCTTAGATTCTCAGGCCACAGGTCTGGTGGTGAAGATGTCGTAAACGCTCAAATCAGCGGACATCACGCGGGTAGTTCAGACAATGATAATGGATTAATGATCCTGTCCACTAACAATGGTTCTGGTTTAGATGAAAAGATGCGTCTGAACTTTGACGAAATCATCATCAACCAGAATGACAACGATCAAAACCTGCGTATCGAAAGTGAAAATAACGCCAATATGTTGTTTGTTGATGCTGGATCTGACCATGTAAACATTGGCACAGCTACAGATCATGGTGGCGTACTAAACGTCGAAACTTCAGGCAACGGTGTAAACCTTGTTCTGGTTTGTACAGACACAGACGCTGGCGAAGGCCCAGTTTTAGATTTGACCAGAGATGCGGGTAACGCTCCAAGCGATAATGATACTATGGGAACAATACGTTTTCGTAATGACAATACTGATCTAGGCATGGAAGTGTACGGTCGGATACAGTCGCTTGTTGAGGATTCTTCGGCGGGAACTGAAGATGGAATGCTCATCTTTAAGACTATGGTTGCAGGAAGTGAGCGTAGCCGCATGGCTATGACTTCCGGCTCTGGAACAGTCTTTAACGAAGATGGTCAAGACCTAGACTTCCGCGTTGAGTCTGATAGCAACGCTCACTTAATCTTTGCTGATGCTGGTGAATCTAAAGTTGCGATTGGGACAAACACTTTTACGGCAGTTTCAAGCACTTGTAACGTGCTTCATGTTGCTGGTGGATCGTCAGATGCAGTAACGCCAGTGATGATGATCTCTGATGCAGATGGATCAGTAGAAGGAAACTCTACGATATTGGAGTGTGTGTTTTCTGGAGACAACACCTTCAGTTCAGCGATGTATGTCAAGTTTACTGACTCTGGAGGCACTCAGGGTTCTATTTCTGGTACAGGTGATGGAACTGTTACTTACAACACATCCTCAGATGAACGTCTCAAGCAAAGCATCCAAGACACTGATTCTAAGTGGGATCTCGTTAAGTCTTTGCAGGTCAGAGATTACGAGTGGAAAAAGTCTGGTAAACAAGAAACAGGTTTCATCGCACAAGAATTACATGATAAGTGGGCGCAGCCAGTAAAGGTTGGTGGAGAAGACGTAGAAGTAGATCCTTGGTCTGTTGATTATGGGAAACTCACGCCCATTCTTACTAAAGCCTTGCAAGAAGCGATGGAAAAAATAGAACACTTAGAATCTGAACTGGCAGCATTAAAAGGAGAATAGCAAATGGCTATAAACACAACTTGGTCGGTCAGTAATATGACCCATGTAGACGCTGATGGTGGCGTCATTCTCGCTTACTGGAGCCTAGTCGCACAAAGCGATGGCGAAGGTGGCGAAACTGCAACTGAAGGCGGTAAGGCTCGCTTTACCTATGATGCGTCTGGTAGTGGATACATTGCTTACGCTTCGCTGAAAGAAAGTGACGTACTGGGCTGGATCTGGGAGCAGAACAAAGAAGGCGACGAAACCGCTGCTGAGTACAAAGCTCGCATTGAAGCGGAGCGTACTGCAAAGGTTGAGGCTCAAATTACGCGCAACGCAACACAAGCTACTGGGGTGCCGTGGTAATGAGCGAAGAAAACAAAGTCGTAATTAACGACGAAGAATACAACTTTGGTGATCTAAAGGTCGAGACTCAGGCTCACATCGCAAGAGTCGCAGAGATCCGTCGTGAAATCGCTGCACTGCAACAGCAGATCGCAGAGCGTAACGTATTGCTGCAAGCCTACACTCAGAGCATCGTTGAAGGTGTACAGCCTGTTGAAGAGCCTGAGACTGCACAAG